TTCTCATCGAGGGCTACATCTTTGGAGAGAGACAACTGGTGTGCTTCTTTACACACCCTTATGATTTGTTTTATGTCGCTGTTCTTAGCGCGTCTTATCATTAAATTGGGTCACACAATCCTCTATGCTTATTGTAATATGCGTGTTCACCAGCAACCCTTGCTTGGTTAGCCGCAATATTACACTGGCTGTTAAGAGACGCTTCTCTTGCATCCCAACTATCAAACCCCTGCTCTTTCCAATCCGTATTTCCTGTATCGTTTGCCCTAACTAGATTGGCCTTTATACTTTCTCTAGTACTTTCTGCCGTAGCACCAGTAGTGCCAGTCTCAGTATCACCAGTATCGGCCATAGCCATATCACCATATTTTTCGTCCCAGTATTTAGCCCAATCTTCTGGGTTAATCTCTGTGTCTCCAAATACCATGTTATATAGAAAAGAGGCGGCTTGTGGATTATCTTTTATTTTTGAAAGAAGAGTAGCGCCCTTCAATATCTTATCGACATCAGTCATGTATGTCTGTACGTCGGCTGTAACATCTACACCATACCTTTGAGTATCGGAGGCTAACTGAGCCTTCCACTGATTCGTTATATCATTTATCTTTGTCGCAGTTAGTTGGTAATTACCAGCGACATGAGCGGCTGCTTCTCCGGCAGCGGCATTAAGTCTAGCAGCCCTAAGAGTCAGGTATCCCTTGTTATATAACTCTCTGTTACGACTGTAAAGGTCTTGATCGGCCTTAGCCATTTCCCTAACCATGTTACCAATGCTTAGGATCATGTTCTCTTGAACTTGGGTTCCCATCCTAGTTCCAAATTTTCTAACGATGGCTTCTGACATCTGCCTATATAATGGATTCTTTGTATTGTAATACTCGGCCATTATATTGCCGATTCTTTCTTCTTCTGGAACCTCTCGGAACTCCATGCCCGGAGGGGTGAAGTCCTCCCCACGCCAGTCAACATATGCTGGGCCTGAGTATTCTGGGTCGCCTCCTCTCTCTGGGATTTCTGGCGTCTCAGTCCGTTCAAACTTTGGTTGAGTTCCATTACCCTCTTCAGATGCTGGAGCAGTCCACGTAAGTTTATGTGCCGCCGCTGTTTTTATCTTCTGTGCGTCAGTTTGAGCAGCCATAGTATCTTGATAGTTAGTGTAATATGAACGCATCTTATTATCTGTTTTCGCTAACTCTCTGAGACTTTCACCCTTCCACTCTCCCTCTAGCCACTCATCATAAGTAGGATTATTTTCTGACATTTTTCATTACCTCTTCAATCCTCTGTCAGAGTACTGGACAATTGCACCCTGTAGAGTAACTGGCTTGTCATATGTAGTCGTGTTCTTTATAAGAATTCCCATGTTTTCTCCAACACCTTGTATTCTGGCTCTGGCCTTATCAATCACTGTGATACCCAGAGAGGAGTTACTGACATCATCTACTGTCCACTCATCATTAGTTACCGTTACATCGTAAGCCGTAGATGTAGGAACAGTACCATCCCCATAATTAAAATCAGGATAGATGTTCAATGTGGTACTTGTATCAGCCGCGAGTTCGAGAAGAATCTCTCTGAACCGCTTCTTTAACTGCGGGGTGCCATAGTGAAAGTATGAGAGTCTGAGAAAAGCCGCAACAGAACCACCATCAAAAGACGTACCGGAATCTATGCGCCTAACATACCCGTCATCAAATCCACCGTATAAAACTTCGTCACCGTTCGTATTTTCAGTAGAAGCCGCACAAACAATCTGGTCTCTCATGGTAAACGGGAGTATTCCCTCATTTTTACCATTGATAAACGTCATGGCTATACCAGTCTTGTCATCAAAGTACAACCTGTACTGGTTCTTTTCTCTCACTTTAAGAGAAACTGCTATATTGTCTTTATATTTCTGTATAAGCGGATCAACCTTTTCAGAGATAATGGATTGCTTAAAGTCACCGTAGTTAAGCGTAGCACCCAAAGATGTAAGTCCTCGATCATCCAAGAATATAGTCGTCTGAATTTTTTCTACAGTGCCATCAACAGCGCCTGATCCAGTATAGTACGTGGTAAGGTTCCAATCATCCTTAGATGTTCCATACAATACATACGTGTTATTTCTACCAAATATAGCAAGGGCGTCCTTTGACTCAACTGACATCCCAGTAACGCTATCACCTACTATGGTCTCGGAAGAACCCATAGTGACACTGAAAATTGTAGGCAATTGAAGCCCAGAGTTAAAAAGAGAACCATTAGTATAAGAAACGAACAAGTGGTTTTTGTATGCTTCTACATGATTAGGAGTATCTACCGCTACAATTGTTCTTATTTTTGTAAAGTTAGTACCATCGAACTCAAACGCATTGTCAACCCCGTTGACACCGTACATTGTTTCAGTACCTTCCTCACCTTGGAAGTTAAAGTTAACAAACTCATACGTTCCACCGGGCTGAATAGTTTGTGCGTATTGCGTTCCATAAGCATTTGCTAATGTCTTCGCAGACGGCTCGCTTGCTCCATTAACGAGCGCCCGTTTTGCTCCAAGGACACGTATCTCTTCACCATCTGTCCATGTGCCTGTATTACCAGTGATGGACAAGTAACCTGCGGCGTCATCTGTTGACCATGCACCGCTTGCAACCGTAACTATTTTAACTGTTGCTGTCTTTCCAGAAGAAGCACCTACTATTGTGTCCCCCTTTAAAATCTCTACGTCACCGTCATCGAAACTTAGCGTAGGACTAGTTAACGCTTCATCATCAACAAATGTCCCAGTTACATCTGTTAAAACAACAGTACCTTCAGCGCCAGTATCCCAGTTTCCATAGTAGGTAAGACCTGCTACGGTTCCAGACGCGCCACCTGCCCCACTTAAAACAGAACCCACTACCATCTCACCATTGCCAGTAGTTCCATCAAAGTTTAAGGCTGTTCCAAGTTCTACTTCTACCCACCCAGCAGTGGTAGCCTTGTACATTCCTGCACTTGCACCACCAGACTTATTTCTGAATGCATAGAGATTACCTAGATATCCCCATACTCCCAGAACATTCCCTTCGCCGGGAACCACAGTAATAGTTTCCCTCTTTTCCTCGATACGTTCTTGTAGTTCAGTAACTAAGGTAGAGTCAGCAGTAGCATCCCTTAAAACAGGAGGCCCATATGAAAGGCACGTAGCATAAAGCCCCATTATCCAACCCTAAATACCGACAATTGCCCATAATGCATTTGAAAATTCTCAGACCCAGAATCTGCATGTTTTACTTGCGCCAACACATCAGTATAAGTAGTATGACCAGTAGTGTCGATTATTCCAGAAGCAGATACCATATTCTCTAAAGTTGCGACTGCTCTTTGAACCGCACAATCATATCCGGGATAAGTTGCACCGGCACCATCTATATCATGAGCAATTCTGAATGTCCATATAACGGTATCAGTTCCTGTCTGTGCGAAACTTATACCTAGATTTACCATAAAGAATCCTTTGTCATATATCCTGATTCTATCATTAGCAAAATCAGCATCGGTTCCTACGGTTGTTGCAGACACAGTTCCCGTATCATCTGCCGAATCAGCCCCTGTACTTCCTGCATTCCAATCTATTGTTACAGTTGAAGCCGTTGCTATTGCCTGACTGGCTGGTGTCCCTGCTTTGGCGCATATAGTCGCATATCCACCCATCCCAGATTCTGTAAATTGCCTAACCATCTGGGCAGTAATAGCGCCAGTAGTATTATTGGCAAAATTTGTTCCAGTCAGGTATGCCCTTGTTTGTCGTAACGCTGTTGGTGTTCCCATTATCCATACTCCACATTAAATGCGCTCCCAAAAGCGCTATCTTTATTTAGAAAATATATTGTTTCTCCATCTTCAAGAGTTCCACTCGTAACAGTAAAATAAATGTACCCTTCGGCGTCTCCGTCTATAAACGCCCCTGCGTCAGTAACTATCTCTTCCACACTTACAACTAAAATCTGTCCTATAGCGCCGCTTGTTTCTCCTTTAACCATATCACCGACACGTGGTATCTGAAGATCAAATGCTATTGAATACGCACTATCAAATACAGAATCCTGAGCAGCACCAATAGTGAATGGAATTCTATAATATGTTATAGCCGAAGGTAACCCCGTACCATCGTCTCTCTCATAACCATCCAATCTACGATATCTTCCACGAATATCTACTTCAAAATTATCAGCAGAAATACACTCGCCGGGTTGTAAAGAAAGGGCTGGCGTAATAATATTAAGACCACCAGCAAACGGAAAATATTGAGTTGAAACAGATGATCTCACTGCTTGTCTAGTTAAAGTCATTCTGGAACTACCGTATAATCAAACAGATTTTGAACCACAGAAAATCTTCTATTCCTTTGACTTGGAAGTTGATCTGCTTCTAACTTGTCAAGTAAATCAGTAAACTCCGCAAGTGCTCCAGAGAGAACTTCTGGTGCATCATTTTGTTCTGCGTAATAAACCTTAGCCCTACAAATAATAATCCTCTGAAATCTAGATGGAATAACTGTCTCATCACTATCACCTGATAATTCTGTAGGAGTTACCCAGTATTCTGATGTAATAGTAGCCCCAGTTGTATTAGGAGTTGGATATACATCAATTACATTATTTGGTTTTACAGAAAAGTGTTCAGGAATTCCAGTAGCAACTGTTCCATACTTATAATCATCCCTGTATTCTTTCCATCCAACGTACGTTAATGGTTGCCAGTTGGCTCCTGTAGGATCATACACAACCGAATTAGTATTCCACTGCGCTAAATCCGAAGGTGACGTAAGAGCGGATGTTCCAGAAGTAGTAGTAAATGAATGCTCTGACCATAAGAAATCCCAGTTAAACCACATCCGCTGTATATCAAGATCAGCATCCTTTATATAACGAGTAACATCTTTCTCCTCTTCTATTGTAGGAGTAGTGGTACTTGGGCCTGTTCCGGGTATGCCTATGTCCCTAGCCATGTCTTGGCATAATACTAGATATGTGCTCATTTTAGATTTCTCAATATATCTGTGACTACCCTATCTGGTTTAATATTAGAAGCGCATTTTGCCCCACCAGTTTCTGAATCCCTATTACAGGTGGAAAACCCAAAATGTAATTTATGACATGGAAAACATGGACAGTCTTCTGGTTCAAATGCAGTTGTATTCTTCCAATACCTAGTTAAATTTTCATTAGAAGAGTGCGATAAGAAAACACATTTGTGGTTACGCATCATGCTCGCAGCATTTAAGACACCTGTTTCTGGCCCAACAATAACATCACAGTGAGATAGAAATGAAAGTGTTTTTCCTATAGGCCATTTACCAGCCTTGAGTATAACCCTCTTTTCTTTTTCCCACCCAACTTCTAAAAGTTGGCATAAGTGATCACCCACTGTAACTATTGAAACATTTCTATTTCTTAGTAAAAGTGCGGCAATAACATTATCAGTCCATGGATATACCTTATGAACAGATGATCCAGATAAAGACCACAAAACAACATTCTTTGTCTTTATCTTTTTCCTTTCCTTCTTTGCCCAATTTTTTTCCAAAGGAGATGGATAGAAAACGGGATTGTGTTTAAAGTCTATACCTGCAATTCTATGAGTTTCCTCAAGATAATTCTTATTGCATCTCTCGTGTATTTCTTCTTTAGATAAATAATACCCTTCACTAGCCTCGACTCTAACCTTTTCTCCATCAATTTCTACTGTTCTTTCTGGATTTAATAAAAGAGTTCCTTCAATAGATTCTGATAATTGCACAAATCTATCAAAGCATTCTTCCATTTTCTTCCAGTAATCTCTAAGTTTAAAGTTATTAATCTGGTTATCTTTCTGAACTATTAACTCGTCTACATAAGGATTATATTTAAGTAGGCCAGCACCAATATCAGTTACATTAACACAAACATTATAACCTTCCTCTTTAAACTTTGGAAACAGTGAAGAGGCTTGAACAATATCTCCGAAGGCTCCATAGCGTACAATACATACAGTCTTGTTTTTTCTTACCCCGCCAAAATCTTCAGAAACAAAATCCTCAACTTCCTTTTTAGGAACTTCTATTATCTTCATTCAGGAAGCCTGTCCATCACCTTCTTCCTAATAGAATCTATCTTTTCATTTGACTCTATTATTATACCGCCAAGATTCTTGGCCTCCCATATTAAAAGATTTCTGCCGCCTAATCCTTTTTGGTTCCTAGCCCATTCTTTGTTTCTCTTTTTATGACTTACCTCTTCACCTGAACTGTCATAATAAATACCACCCTGTTCATATCTGGCCTTGTAAATCCCATAGATTTCTCCATAGGATTTCGACCAATCAATAGCCACAAATACTCCTCCTTATTCTAAAGACCATCCAACCCATTCAGGTCTATTGCCAATATTGGCATTGTTTTGTTTCTGATTATTTTCATTCATATAGGTATCAGTAGCATCTATCAGAGTATAGCCACTTTCCTTCGGATTATTCGAGGGCTTGGCGTGTTTATCAA